AAGGGATAATGATTAAAATGGGAAAAATACTTTGTAACTGTGATAGTCCTAATTGGGATTCAGAATATTTAGAAACACAATCTCGTTTAGACGGTACAGAGATTGAAATATGGCATTGTTGGTGTTCTAATTGTGGTGCAGAATGGGACGATCTGTTAACGACTAAACCAGTTCAAGAGGTATTTACTGTATGAAATACAAAGGAGTGTCTTGCTTATGACTAAATGGCTTGTGGCTAAAACAACATTTGTTTATGAAGGAAAGAGAGAACATAGAATAGAAGAAAGACCATTACTCCACGCTTGTTGCAATGAAGATCATTTTGGAGATGTTAACATAGATATAAGACCAGAAGTTAAACCTGATTTTGTTTGTGATGTTTTAAAACCACTACCATTTACAAAAGAGCAATTCAAAGCTGGTTTCATGGATGTGCCTTGGATAAATGCTTGGAAATGGAATCTAGGTAAAGCGATAAAGGAAATGCTCAAAGTTTGTGAGGTTGTTTATGTTATTAGTCCTTGGCTTTATGGTTGGCGTGGTTGCAGACCAGAAGATATAGAAGTGTCTTGGAGAGCAGGGATTAACAATCCTATTTTATTTGTCAAGTATGTTAAAACTGAAAAGTTTTGGAATGAAGTATAATGGGTAGGTGGGCAAAATCACATGACCAAAGGAAAGGACAGTGGTTGATTAATAACATTAGAAAGAAATTTGATTACTCGAAAATTAAAACGGTGCAGGATGAAAAATGGTTAGTAGAAGTGACTTTATGGGATATGGAAAATAATGAATATGATGAAATTATGGGAGAGTATAAAAAATGAACTCTCAACCTTGTAATAAATGCCAGTGTCCTGTAATTTGGGATAAAACACAATAACAATGTAACCAGTTATACCTCATTACCCCAAGCGTCCCATCCAGCAGTTCTTTCCCTAGCAAACAATTCGATTCGTGGAACATCTCCACACAGTTGGACTATTCTTTTTCTTACTTCATCGGGTTTTTTAGAATGCTCTCTCAGTGTAGATTCTATTGTTTGTTTTATTCCATGATTCATTATTTTTGGACTTCCACGTTTGCCGATGAGGCATATTTCTGCATTAGCCCTAGTATACCATCCCATACCCATGAAGTTTTTGCCACTTTTATTCTTCTTAACCCAGACAAAAGCAGCGGTTTTATATTCAAACCCCCATGCTTTAATCACATCTAATGCACTTTGTATCTGCGGAAACGTTGCCCAAAGAAACAAAAAGCAGTCATCATCACAGATGTTTTTCACCGCTAATTCTTTGATCTCATTTAACGGCATTGTATTATAATGGTCTTGTGCAAGTCCCCAAATACCTGCACTGTCGCTGTTTTTTCTCTTCCACGCGCTGTAATAATCCCATGGCGGATCAGCATAGATTATCTTGTATTTTTTATTAGGAAAGTGAGTATTTTTTTGTTTATGTTTGTTAATCGTATTGTGAGATAGATTTCTTGATTCCACAATATATCCAATCCCTCATTACCATATAAATCCTTTCATCTTGCTCGTTAAAAGTGTCGTCATCTGTTGATTCTGATATTCTTTTATGAAGCTCTTCATGTATAAGTATGTCTATTATTGATGCTATTAACCCCTCCTCAAAGTAACAGTAAAACTCCTCTCTTGCATCTGTGGTTATTTCATCCAGATTTATATGTATTGAGCCGTCGTGGGGAAAAAACTCTCCTCTTGGTGCATCTTTTGGGCTGAATAACTCTAAATGTGTATACTCACTCATGATAATAGTATAATAACTTGATTATTATAGTTTAAGGTTTATATTAGGAATGATAGTATCCCCCCTCATGGTAGAAGAGAAAGCATTTAATCCTAGGTGGGAGTTAGTAGATACCCTGTTTGATAGAATAGTAAATGTAGTTAATGGGTATAGAAACGAGACAGATAAGAAGTATGACTATCCCCTTCAGATAACTGAAATAGATATGGTTATTTGGAAGATGGAACTTCTACAAAAGGAGAATTATATATTCTCATATCTAAAGCACAGTCTCGATAGACCAGATGTAGATATAAAGAGTTTGAAGAAACCTAGTGATATATATCACTAAATTCCTTTTTCTTCAAATTTATCATACTGTAATCTTTTACAAATATTATTTATGTATATGTCATAATCTTTAATGAGTTTCTTTTGTCCAAAAGAATATCCCCTTAAAACAGTGCCAAGCCCTATGATAAAAAGATAGATTTCTTCCTCACTCATAGTAGATATTGAATCCGCCAAGCGGAACATATCCTTTTCCTTATTTTTCATACAGAGACAGAAAAAATGCTCTGCCATTTGTATGGGTAATCTATCCATATCTCTATGATTATATATGTTCTCTAATAAAGTTTAGCACTTCTTTTTTTCCACTTTCATAGTCTTCCATGAATAAGCCTGGACACTCGTAATACCACAGATCTATTACAATACACCCAGATAATTCCAAGGTCTTTTTTTGTGCCTTATCTATCATTGACATTATCGTACTGTTGTGTCTTTTATCCTGTATTCTTATACATAGTGGCTGCCTTTTTTCCCTTTTTATCACTATATCTATTGTCTCTTTCTTCTGTCTTTCTGATGTGTATTCCTCATACTCTTTTGTCAGTAGTTTAGTTAGTGGAACCTGGATTTGTATCCCGTCATTAGGGAAGAGTTCTGATAATATTTTAAAGGCTGTTGTTTCCCCCATGCCTATATAATCACCAAAGGAGTTTATATACATTGATTTATATTTGGGGAGCTGACATAAAAGCATTATGGCATATAGATGGAGTATACAAGATATAATCAATCATAAAGAGCATATATCATATGAAGGTCATGCAAAAGAACCAGAATGTATGGTGTGTAATGATATAGACAGTGTTCTAGAAATGCTAGAAATCACTGGGCAAAAATATGTATATCTAAGAGCAGAGTCAGAATATTAACCTTGGGAGTATTTTGTTGCCAAGTATCTTTCAATGATAACTTTTTTTATACAGGATAAATGAACTGGAAGACTGCTAGTGCCTACAGTAAAGAATATTACAGCTTCTGATGAATCTTTTTGTTTTTTACATTCAATGCATTCCATTTTTTATCACTCTTTACTATAATCGTAACATTTCCAAGATTGTCCTTTTTGACATCTATGCTATATGGAAAATTAAAAAATAGATCCAGTGGATCATATCTAAACCACACGTTCTTTCCCTGTTTTCTCTTTCTTTCACAGTCGTCAAATATTTTCTTTGTTTCCCTACTCATCTTTACTATCCTACCATATATGTTACCATCTGATCCAAACTCTTGTTCGCATATCTGCCAACTTTTAGGAACTTTCCTAGTGGACTTGATGTCTTTCATCAATGAAAACCCATCAGATTTTAGATCTTTTGGGGTTCTTTTTTTATCCTTCATATTTGATATCCCTTGTTAATACCTGCCACTTACCATATTTATTTGTTACACATATAGACATTACTCTTACTTTACGAAATGCTAGAAAATCTCTTATTGGTTTTTCTGGAGCCCAATTATTGGTCTTAATCTGTATAAATACTATCTCCCCGTTTCTATCAAACATCATTCCATCAAAAAGGTTCCAATAATCCGTGCATCTATATTTTCTATTTAAATTATTCACAACATCTTTATGTCTGCAATGTGTTCTTAAAACTATGTCGGTATATCCTAATTTATTCAAGTAATAAACAGTACGATTATTACTCATCCTCATTTTTTGTCTGTTATTCAAACGGCATCTCTAATATCTAACACGCGAGCGTGGACAACCTCCCATTTAATTTTTATATAATTGAATCTCTTTATACTCATAGTCCAAAACCTACCCTCAACATGTCTATCATGAACCTCCTGCACATATTTATTTAAAACCGTTCCAGCTTTGTGTCCCGAATAATCATTGTTTCTAAGCGGCACTCTATCATACCAATCTAATACGATGCCTATCATGTGGCATAATTCATGAGATATTGCAACCATGTTTTCTCTCAGGTATAGATATAAGTCAGAGTCTTTTTTGTCATTTATATATAATTTTATTTCTCCCTTTCCTGTTACTCCGCCTATGCCTTTTGTACCATGAAAGTTCGGATCATTCACTGCTAATTCACTGGGATATAATTTGATTACCCAGTCTTTAGTCTTGAAATATTTATTTCTTGGAATTGTCTGTATGATGAAGCGTGTTATGAACCCCTTGTATAGTCTCTGGTCTATGTTCTTTGTGTAGAAAATGAAGAATACCATAAAGTTATAATATTACCCCCATATAAAAGCTTATTTCATTAGATCCATGGTTTCTTTATAATGTTCAAAGTCTATTTCCATGATCTTTAGTAGACAAGATTCTACCTCGTCATCTGTATGATGGAAACATCCCTTTCCACATATGCCACAGATTTCCTCAGAATCATCCATATATGGTATATTATAAAAGAAGTTTATAAAGAATCTTCTTTATGAGAACGTTCATGAACGGATATTTCTTTCATGAACTCGTATGAGCAAAAATCTTCTTCAATACTAAAATCACATTTCGGACACTTAAACTTCAATAGTCTCATTCCTCCCTTTATCCATTATTGTCTTCATTTCCTTTCTCCTACTAAGTTTTATTATGTTGTCACCAGCTATTTCTTCCAAGTCCCAGTTAAACTTTCTTGCCAAAGTGGCAACAAACCATAAAACATCTCCTAGTTCATCCCTCAATCTTAACAATCTTTTCTCTGTAAAAAATCCGTCATCATCCCTAATTGACTTTGCAAATTCCTCCACTACTTCCCCTGACTCTCCAGCAAGGCCTGCAAAATAATATGCAATATTTTTATTCAAATCAAACTCTTTTGATTTTATTTGATATTCAGATATTTTCATTTCTTGCTCACATTGTCCACTCCCTTATCATTAAGTTCAAACAGGGTTTCTGCTATTGGAGTCTTGGGGGAGTCCACCATTCTCGCTATTCTCTTTGACCCAGCCTTTTTAAAATACAATCTATATGATGATGTATGCCCAACTATGTGTCCACCTATTGGTTTTATTGGATCCATCATTGGTGGTAATCCTGGATCTGATTGTACCTGATTTGTCATTACTACTGCACAACAGAAGAAGAACGCAATGTTCCTAACTAGGCTCATGAATCTTTTAAGGTTATTTTGTCTTACTGATAGTTCCCCCCTTCCTCTATATTCCTCACGGAATTGTCCTATTGCACCATCCAGTATTATTAGTTTATACTTTTTATCTAAGATGTTTGATGATAGATTATCTATCTCCCTTACAAGTCTATCAGTATTTGGTGTATGAATATATTTTATTTTTGGATAAAACTTTTGTCTTATCTCATCATCTGTATTACCAAACCCCCTTGCCCTTGCAGCATCTATCAATCTACTAGGATCAAATGTATCCTCACAATCAATCCACAACACATTGAAGTCATGTTTTCCTATTGCCTCTATTGCTACAGAATAACAATACTGTGTCTTACCAGAGCCATATTCTCCATATATTTCAGTTAGAGATTCCATCTCAAGTCCTCCTTTTAGGAGTTTATCATCTAGTTCATCACAACCACATCTTATCTTTGGTAATGATTTTTTATATGCTTCCAGCTCGAATATGTCCATGTCCTTTGGGCGGCATATTCCAACCTTATTAACAATTTCCCATGCTTCATTCATGGCATCATTTAAATTCGATTCAGGCATTCCTGTTGTGTTCTTTATCTCCTGTGCTCCCCTTATACATAGGTCAAAAACAGATTTTATTCCTACAGATTCCAGTTTTGCCTTTCCTGCTGCACCTATTCCAGTCAATTGTGATATTCCTAAATCCAACTCTTTTCCCTCTGTTGATACCTCCTCGACAACTTCTTTTTTACTATATTTCATCTCATTTCCTCTAACAATCTTTTTTCAATGTAATCAATTTTTACCACTGGGATTTTTTCTCTTTCACTTGCATATTTTTTTTCTCTTCCACTTGCATAGATAATTGGCCCAGCTATAATCATTGCTAAAAATAAAATCACTTCTAACATACTTTCATGACTGTCAACCATCATATAAACCTATTCGTTTTTACGTGTATCATGATTTTTTATACTTGCCGTTTATGTGTTCATATATTAATCCTTCCACTATAAACTCATGCCACAGCGATTTGACCTTTGATCCAGTCCATCCGGCGATGCTACCAAGTTTTAAATAGAATTGTTCTATGCTGACGCACCCATCTCCATCCTTACACTCTTCCCACACTACCCAGAATTCATGCTCTCTTCCCTCTCTCGTTGACGTGAATATACCACCCTGAGTGGTCTGTCCAGTATCAAGATTCTTATTAAACGACATAAAGCTGGATTTGAATAAATCTACAACCTTTCCCACATCTATTAAATCCACGTCTTTCTTCATGTATATTTTTGCATGAGCCATGCATAATCTTACTATGGCTTCAAGTTGTCTTATACCTATTGGTATACAATCTTCCATGTTCTTCTTATTTAGTTCCCTCATGTTTTTATATATCTTTAATATCTCTGCTCTGACTTCTTTTGTTAATACTGGTTTTAGTTCTTTTATGTAATTGAAATAAGATGTTAGTTGTTTTATAGAATATGGAGTGCCAGAGAAAAAATTATCATCAAATGAAGATAAAACATGTTCTGCCTTTTTTGTATCTACAACGTCATCTATCTTGTCAAGAATCAGCCATATTAAGTCAAACCTTGATAGTATTGTTGGTGGTAGGTCAATGTTATCCAACAAAGTCAGTTTTGTGTCATACTTTCCATATTTAGGATTAGCTGCGGCAAGAGTTGCAACTTTTGCGGGGAGAGTTAAATTTATTCCTGCCTTTGCTATGCTGCATGTTCCCTGTTCCAATACCTCATGCATTGCACTTCTGTCTTCCCTTGTCATTTTATCAAACTCGTCTACAAATACACAACCATTATGACATAATGGATATACACCAGCCTGTGCCATCATTCTGTCTTCAAACTTTACCATTCCTATTGTTAATCCGGCTCCAGATGAACCTCTACCATTAGTATAGATGCTTTTCTGTGTTACCAGTTTTCCAAACTTTAGTAATTCTGTCTTTGCCATTGATGGATCTCCTACTAGGAATATGTTAATATCCCCCCTCTTTTTTGTGTGAACCCCGCCTGCAAGTTGTAATAAAATGGATTTTTTAACGTCTCTGTGACCATGTATATGCGGTGCATAACTATCAATTAATTTATCCATAAAATCATCCTTCTTTGAGGATTCTTTCCATTTCAGTAACTCGTCTTCTGTCGGCTTTATTAATTGAACTTCTTGTAAATCCATGACGTCTATTATATCTATTACTAATTCATTCTCCTTTTTAGACAAATCAACCTGTGATTTTAACATTCCAAGAACACGCTTTTTCTGTCCAACAAACACTTCCCCCACATAATCTCCTTTTATTTTACCAGTGAAACTGACTGGGGAGTTATTCTTGGCGTCTTCAACTGGCTCCTGTATGACAACTGTCTGTATATAATTGGTCACTATGTTATTTGTGTCAATAACCATTTTCTGTCTCTTACATTTAGGATTTACGCATAATGGTATGAGTATCTCCCTATTATCATTGCATCTTATATCAGTAGTATCAAAACATATTGGACAGCCGAACCTAGCCTTCTCTATATATGATTTTCTTCTATCAACAAGCAATACTGTACAATCAAAACTTACTGGTGTTCCTTCATGAATGCGTGGATCTATGTTCTGTAATTTTATTAACCTATTACTCTCTAATACTATTCTTACACCACTCATTATGTGCTCAGGTGTAAATGTACCAATATACTTCTTGAATAATATTCTTAATATGGATTGTCTTACAATATCCTTGAACCCCTCTTTATATTTTTTAAACATGTTTTCCGTCTCTGGTAAGTCAACACATATATTAAAAACATCACCGCTCTCCAGACATAATATCCTGTCCCTATCATTCATCTCAAAATATTTTTCTAATATATCAACATCATTAATTTCTGGAAATACCTGCCTCATCTTTAATTCCTTTGATGCTGTGTCAATCTCTTTCATTCTTTTTTCATCAAGCATTCTTTAATAACTCCAATAACTGCATGGTTCTCTTATATAATAAATCCTTTTTAGCTGGATCTTTTATTTGGTTACTCCATTCTACTATGTCTATGTCTCCGGAAAATGTGGAATTATTGATATAATGCTCTACTGCCAGCCCCAACATTTCACTGAAACTAACTCCATTTTTATCCAGTTTCATTAACTGTTGAAAAAGAAGTTCCCGTTCTGCAGTAGTAGATATACATCTAGTTCCAGACATGAAAAAAATAAATGTTATTCTAAATATAAACCTATGTTAGTAGGAAACCTTTCCCAATCTCCAACAATCTGGATCCTTCATCTCAAGTTTATAAGATAGAATTTTCGCCTTATCTATATCAACGATTTGTTCAACTTCTTTTCCTTCAGAATTTTTTATGTGAAAAGTTACGAACATAGAAATCCAATCATCTTCAGAGTATTTAATGTTTTATTTCTTTTTTTTATAATTGGTTTTATAATTCGATTTGTAAATGTTTGACTTGAAACATTCTGAGTGGCATTTATCACAATGTATGGGTGATATGAATTTGCTTAGTTCCGCTCTTCTTAGTATTATTGATGTGTTCCCCCCAGATCCGAATATAACACAGAAATATATACGAGTAAAATACTCATTATCAACAAACCACTTTTTTGCAGACTCCCATTTTGATGTCTCTATAATGGGCAAACTCACGTTCACTGTTTCCCTTGGAATGATTTTTCCTGGTCGCTTCATGGCATATATCATCCACAATTTTCAAACTCATATATATCTCTAATATTAATCATGTGCGTGAAAATCTCCTGTTAATGGCTCGAATGTTATTGTTACTGTGCCCACCCTTTTTGCTTCCCGTGGGTTTATTTCTACATATGAATCAATTCCCTTTTCATAACCCCTAAGGAATGTTCCAGTATTAGCAAGTATGACTTTCTTTTCTATAGGATTATTTTTCTTCTTGTCATATCCAGTTCTTACGATCGGTCTTGTCCAACAATCATGATTATGCCCCATAAGTGCAACGTCACAATCAAAGTCTCCAACTATTTGTTTCATTCTGTTAACTGCACCGCCTGCCTGCATTCCAGAATATCCTCCATGCATCGTCAATATAAGATAATCACGTATTAATTGTCCCTTATACTTGAAAGCCAGATTCACATATGCCAGTCTTCCCAAATAATCAATTTTTAACGGTTTACAGAAATCTGTTATGAATCTTTTTTGATTTATTGTCTTCCACTCATGATTTCCCGCCAACATTCCAGCGGTTTTTGGTGCCATTGGTTCCCACATGTCAATTAATTTTTCTATTTGTTCTTCTGTTGTGAGCATTTCTCTATCAACTGTTTCTGGATTCCATCTTTTATCAACAGCACCTCCCGCATATGCCATGACATTATCAATATAATCTCCCATGCCGATTGTAAATGCATTGGGTGTTCTTTTTATATAATCTACATTCTTCTTAAATTTCTCAATATCACAACCAAGATTACCCAAATGAATATCTCCCAGCGGACGCAGTTGTATCACATCATCTTTTTTTGCAAGATTTATAGTATATCTTTTACAAAACATTCTTCTTATCTTTCACCTTTACATAATTTATACTTTTGCGCCCACCATATGGAACGAATCTAACAAGACGATTACAACACTTACATCTCCATTTTGATGTTCCCATGTAAATTCCATCTCTATTGATAAATCTGTCACAATGACAGCATCTTACATTTAAAGAACCATACATACTATATCTACCAATTCTTTTAGCCTTAAACCTGATACATATTCTATTACACATTTTATTCCTCCGGCTTCTCCCAACCCCAATCGTCAATATATTTCTGTCTCTGCTCAGTCGACAATAATTTAAAGTCTATGGCAACAAGTTTTTTTCCATCGGGGTGCATGATTCTAACATGTTCTTCTAATTTACCAGTGTTCTTCTCAAACCAACTATGATCTCCAGGACATAATTCACAATGCTCCAATTGATATTTTGTTATCCTATCATTCTTATCTTTCGGACAAACGTGTGGTTTACCGCTAAGTTCTGTAGTATTCTCATAAAATGGTTTACCCTTGACATATGGCTGTTTCCACTTTAACACTTTATTACACTTTCTACAAGTTGGCATGTTAATATCTATAAGACTCCTTTAGTACATCTATTGTTATACCAAATTTTTTTCTTTGTTTGAATGATTTCCAGTTACAGGTTCTACTACAATACTTCCTAACTTTATATCTATGACAATCTGGTATTAGATGTCCACAAAACTCACACCTTTTATCAAGAATAATTTTATGCAATTCATAATAATTAGAAATATTGCCCTTTATATTCCTTTGTGGTGGAGCATATTGATATAATGTCTGTGGATGAAATTCCAGTAGACGGAAACATGACATACAATATGGGTGTCTTGAACGGTTTCTATAAATAAACCTATTATCACATGTCTTGCAAAGCAAGTAATCACCAAGTGGTTCCTTTATCTGAACAATCGTATACGGCACCACAGTTAGGACAAAATAAATGACAGGCTTGAACTTTTTGCATTTTCCCGTTACACCTGTCGCATCTCTCCGTCCGCAACCTTTAACATAACCTCACTCTCAAGTTCATCTATATACCTATAAAGTTTATTGATTGTGTTTCTGATGTTTCCCATCAATCTTTTTTGTTTATATTTATATGACTGCCTGCAATATGACGAACACCATAACCTTTTCCTATTTGGCTTGGTATCATCATTTAAGAGTTTTCTGCAGTTCTTACAGAATGTTCTCCCTAGATTATCTTTCATATCTAAAAAAATTATTTTTTGGACAGTGCTATTAACTGATCTACCAGTTTTGAGCGTATCTGTCCAAATTGCTGAGAAGATGTATCTTCATCTGGGTATACTTTCCTTGCTAGGGTGTCTGCTGCCTTTAAAAACTCTAAAAGTTTTTTAGATGATGTCTCTATTCCTATTGATATTTTAACGTCTGGTATTGATGCTTGTATTGGTCTGTCATATTTAGATGTGAATTGTTTTGGTGTTGATTGTATTGTGTTTGATATGTCATAGGCTCTGTTTCTTTGAAAAGGAGTAATTTCTCCCCCCTGGTCTTTAAAACACATCTCGCTTATACAAGCAATTCTCTTAGCCTTGTCGTAAAATATCTGGTCTCCTGATTTATATGGAGTGTCGCATTCTTTACATTTTCCAGAATACTTTGACGTTAGTTTTGTTCCCATTGTGCTATTAAATCTTATAGATAATATAAACGTTTCATGTAGCCTAAAGGTATATATAACACTTATTTATAATTGTTATATGGCAAAACATAGAAGTAACAATAGGACAACAACAATATCTGTTTTGTGGGCTGATAAAGAGACGTTTAGAAAGTTTGCGTGTTTCAAAAAGAAAACTAAAAATGGAGATATGTATGAAAGTGATACGGAATTATTTTCTAAAATGCTTCAGTTTTACAGAGACGGTAATAAAGAAATGGCTGCAGAAGGCAAGTCTACTTATCCTTCAAAGACTCCAAGTATATCCCAGCCAAGTTATGTTCCCTTGGGCACCACGTAAGCCCTACCCTTAAATTTTTTGAAAGAATCTTTTTTATTCTGTAATTTAGAATATATAGCCTTTGCTCCTTGATTTTCCAGGAACCTATCAATTGATTCACAATCAGTTTCGAGTCGCTGTATATCATAACCTCTTCTGATGGATGGAATTTTTTGATATATTGAAGGGCATGCAATAAAGCCAGGTATTCCAGTTCGTTGTTTGTTAACAGTCCCTTTTTCTTCTTTACTATTATCACGTTTTGATCTATGAGACATACTTCATTATTTCTTGTTCCACCATCAATATAGATTTTTCTCAACTAGTTGGTTTTGGGTTCTTACTAGTATAAATCTTTCTGCATATAGATCCACAATAAATTCTTTGTCTTCCTTTATATCTATCTGGTAAAGTTGCACCACATTCTATGCAATGGTGTTCTACTCGATGCTTCATGATATATATAAATGTTTGTTTTATCAGTGTATTTAAGCTTTTCTTATATAATTATTAGATTCCTCAATAGATGTTACACCATAACGTATACCATATCTGGAATTATAGAATTTTTTCTTTCGCTTGGAGTCGTCAGGTTTTTCTGAGTGGACAGGATTATTCATTCCTTCTGTACTAGTTGTTGCCGTACCTGAATCTCCTCCACCTTCTCCTTTTTCTTCCGACTTATCAGAACCACCACCACTCATAGCTCCTCCTATAGCGCCGGCTACTGCAGGACCTGCCAAGGCAGCAAGAGGACCAGGTTTATTGATGGGTTTTGCTTTCTTTTCCGCACTGTTTGCTGCTTGACGTGCTGCTCGACTTAACATGGGACCCAAGGCACCTTTACCCAACTTGCTATTGAAGGGAGATTGACTTTTTTCTTCCGACTTAGAATCATCTGAGGAACCACCACCACTCATAGCTCCTCCTATAGCACTGCCTGCTGCTTGACCTGCTGCTTGAGATCCTACTCGACCTAACGTGGAACCCAAGGCACCTTTACCCAACTTGCTATTGAAGGGAGATTCGCTTTTTTGTTCCGATTTATAAGCATTATCATCATCATCATCATCACTTGAGGAACTACCACTCATAGCTCCTCCTATCGCACTGCCTGCTGCTTGACCTGCTGCTTGACTTCCCATTGAACCTAAACCTCCTGAACCACCAAGTCCTCCTATCGCACGTGCTGCACCTGATACGGCTGGACCTATCTGACGTGCTGCGCCTGATATGGCAGGACCTATCTGACGTGCGGCGCCTGATATGGCAGGAGCTGCTGCGCGTGCGGCACCTGCTATGGCAGGACCTGCAATGGCAGCAAGAGGATTTTTATTAACTGGTTTTTCTTTACTTTTACCGTCTCCTCCTTTTCTTAATGTAATTCCTGTTCTTTTATCTGAAGCATCTCTCTGATGTTCATGCCTAAGTTGTTTTCTATCTCCCTCTCTACGATCTTCTTCATAGTCTTCTGTTGCGTCAAGTGGTTCAGTATCTGTAGCTATTCCGCCATACCAACCATGCTCAACATCAGATTTTTGTCTTTCCTTTTTTTCCCAGTTGCCTATAATGGATGCGGCTGTTTCCCTGTCATAACCTCGTCTCGCCAGATGATTTTGCCAGTATTCCCAATTATGACCGCGTATTGGTTTATTGATGAGTTCTGGTTCCTTTTCATCTTTGACTGGTTTTGCAACGTGTGGGGGATTTATTGCGTCTCTATATGATTGAGATTCTGATTCCCTAGTAATTCCAGGTTCTCTTCCAGCAAATCCTTCTTTTACTTTTTCCTGTATGACTTTTGGTAAATCATAATAATTTCTTTCCACAAATCTACCTGATGGAATATTGTTTTTTCTTAGAAAGGCATATCTAGATTCCATGGCCATCTGATTCCACAGCCTTGATGTCAATATATCGTCATTATAAACATCGTTAACATGGAATATTTTATCTCCTCTTTCACCTGCATTCATTGTTAAGTAAAGTCCTCTTTTTGAAGTAACCGGACCCTCATAAATGACAGGATCACCAAACTTTACAACATCACCAAGTTTTATCATTTGTATTGATTTCAGAGCATCGGGTTTCTTTTCCTTGACAGGTCTATCCTGAGGTTCTATATCTTGTATAAAAGCCTGTTCTGTAAACTTATCAATATCATACATATAAGTAGATTTATATAGTGTAACTATTTAAAGATTCACCCGAATACAGCATCTTTAAGGTTCTTACTTACTTCTATAATATGCCATGTGTCTCCGGTTTCTACAGACTTACATGCCAAAGCGAATGCATCTGCATAATCATCATGTATGCCGTCTTCAGTCTTAACTTTAAGTATTCCCTGTTCTGTGTACTCCCTTTTTAGGTAGCTTAATTGATATATTAGTTTTCCCAGTTCTCTTATCTTTACTCTATGGTTTTCAAATAATACTCTTATGTTAGAGTACATGGATGATTTTTCTTTTAGTGTGAATATTACCCCCCGTGCAGGTAATTCCTGTTTTCTTGCCAAATCTACCACTCCTCCACCAAGTCCAGTCTCATCTATGAATACTGTTTCTATTGGATATTTTCTGCAATATTCTCCTATTCTTCCGGCGACTTCAACAAGGTTGCTTTGAGCTTCTGGAACTGTCTCCAAAACATATACTTTATCTTCCTCATCTACAGCTATAACACAGTAAACAGTTTCATCTTTTCCTGTTCTTGCAACGTCCACCCCCATATAATACCTTATTTGTCCAACAGGTTGTTTATCTGATATTGCGTCCATTAATAATGTGTTTGGTATTAAGGCGTTTCCTATATCAAGGAATTCTCCTTCAACTTCCTGTATATACTCCTCTTGTGCAAGTTGTTTTATCTGTTCTACAAATAATGGATCATTTTTAATCGATGGATTTTGTAATGATGAAACATGAAACTCTCTCCAAAGACCAGTTGGATTTTTTGGCCTGGAATTCATACACGCCTCATAGAAAAAGTTATTCTTTGAAAATGGTGTTGATGTCAACCAGACTCTTGCATTTGTGGCCATACCAGATGGTAAAAAGGCCCTAAGTATACTAGTTTTGATAAATGAACACTCATCTGCTATTATGACATGTGGAGAATATCCTCTTAATGTTATTCCAGACTCACCTGTTGCTCTAGTGATTATTTTAGTTAATCCTGTATCGTCTAGGAAATTTACCCAGAGTTCTGTTTGTGTGTTTCTAATAATGTACCCCCGCAAGAAATCGCTTCCCTCTATAAGAGTTCTGATCCTATCGAACATGATTGCTGCTTGGTTTTGTGTTGGTGCGGCAATTACTATCGTACAATCTTTTTTTACTGTAGAAAGTATTAATGGTGCAAAAAACGCGAAATGAATTGCCTTTACTGCTGTACTCATTGTTTTTCCAGATTGTCTTCCACTTCGGTAAATAATGAATCTATCCAGACAGTTTACATATTCTGCATTATATGGATACAGTTTATGACCTAAAAATATCTCTGAAAATAAAGACGCGTCTTTTACACAGGACGACACGACTTCAAGGAATTTTTTCCTTTCATCCAATAATTCACTAGTTGGACGTGTCATTCTTGGCCTTTATCTGCCTGAATATGCTAGATATGTCGCCTGTTTTTGTGTATTCCTTCTTCTCTGTTATAGTTATCTTGCTGTTCAACTCGTTGATTATTTTTACTATATTTAGGAGATTATTAACCTCTGCTTTTGTGTTTCTATCAGGTATGTTGCCGTCCATTTTTGATTGAAATAGTGCCAGCATTACGTTTTCCATGGACATCTTTGCCAACATGTCTAAAAGTGCCTTAAGGTCTTCAGGATTTCTTGTATCTATATCTCCCAGGAATTTCTGAAAGTCTTCACGTACAATACATGCCGCGTCTTTCTCGTATTTTGGACACTTGCCATTACCACCAGCTTCTACAGCCCTGTACACACAATCATTGCATAGTGCTGGGAGTTTTGCGTATTTTAAATTCTTTACACTATTATATGGACTAATAGTTTTCTGCTTATTTTCTGATACCTCAAACCCAGTATCCACTGGTTTAATCTTAAAAACATCATCTTCCATGTACAATTTTCGAAACGAACATTTATATAGATTATGTATGTATTTTTATATGTGTTAGATAAATGCCCAACCTGTAAACGGGAAATGAAGGTAAAAAATAGCTGTGATTGTAAGTCTAAACATAAAGAATATTGTTATTATTGCCACCTAATGAAGTATCATCTTAAAGATGAAAGTTCTCTTCAAAAACCCCCAGAGTCTTAAACATTGGCATATAATATAATGCAATTGGAATTTTTAGCAGTGCTCTATAATCCCCTTCTAGGACCTGCTCAATCTTTAATCCGACTAATTCAAGATATTCTTTATACTTTTCACACGCTGCTCTAGTAAGTGCAAGATCCATCCTTCCTTTTCTTCCAAATGTAATTGAGGGGGAATTATAAACATCTGTCTTTCTCCCACGAACTCCTGACAACCATGTAGAACTATCAATAGATTCTATAACATCACTCTTCATCCATCTTCCCTTAGCAAGTCCATGATAAATAAAACTCCTTGGTAATTTTCTTAGTTGCTCATCTTCCTCTATGTGTCCTACCATTTTTCCAAGACAGACATATGAATTAGGAGTTAGATTTAATTTTCCCAGGTTTTGTATGTAATTACCATGTAATACTGGTAATACTGGAGAATTCATCTCTACGGATTTTTGCCAACTTTTATGATTTTTTTCCAAATCATCGGAAAAATCATACTGTGTAGCCAAATGTGCTTTCTTACTTCTAACAAATTCATAATACCCATCTATATCATCATCTTCTCCTGGATTAAGAAATATTCGCTCATAATGTTTCACATAAGAATCGTAATTTTTTTTAACATATTTATATGATAACATGACATTCTTTACACCGCACTCTTTTAATGCTATTGATTGTGTCTTATTGTTAACATTAAAATAGAAATACTTCATATTTTAATCATCCTCATAATACTCATCAAAACATTTTTCATGAAAATATGATTCCATGTCACACGAAGAATTACATAAATAACAATGCCCTTTTTTATACGTCCAACCTACCATTTTACTCTGTCATCCATAAAACACTTGGCTGCATGGTCGCACATTCCATCACAGAGATAACATTTTGTTCTTATAGGGAGTATTTTTTTTTCCATGAACTCCTTTATCAGTATTGCCTTATTCTGAATGATCTCATATGTTTTGTCCTTATCTTCAAGTTTATACGGTATGGGAACTATGAATTCTTTTTTATTGTCGACTAATTTAGTTGGATAATAGATGTTACACCCCCAACATACGTCTACATTATAACATATTTTTAATAATGTGGCATATATGTTAATCTGCATCCTGTGTGAGTCATTCGGTCCCTGATTTCTATCATCCCTGGATTTGAAATAATCTATACTTCCCGTTGTCTTTTTATCACAAATAACCAGTTCCCCATTAACTTCTATTATATCATCTATCTTTCCCGTTATATAGTCATATTTGTTAACAGCATTTAATATATCTTCTTTTTTACATGGAGATTTATGGAGCCAATTATAATATAATGGTAGTTCATGTGTTACCGGCAGTCCTTGTATGTTTGGTGTTGACATGTCAGTAACTTCATGTATTGCCTGCCCCAGGAACAATGGTCTCATTTTTTCCGTATCTATTGAATGCTCTGGTGTTTCTTTATTGTAAATAACGTTTCTCATGCATGGTTTTATCAAATCACTTACATGAATACAGTCCAATCTTTCTATCATCATTGCCTTTATTTGGGACTTACGAAAGGCAAAATATGCAGCATCTCTAATATCTGATTTTAATACCATTGATTATACGGTTAATTTTAAGTAATATAAATGTTATCTTAGTATGATTCTAGAATATTGAAATTAAATGTTTCTGAGATATCAGATAAAACTGAACTTGAGTTAAAAAATTCTACTTCCCCCTCCCAATTTCCTGCATTAGCAATTACTGTATCTGCCGCGGTTAGACTGTATGATACCTGTCCAGACGACCTATTTGTGAATGAACCGGAAGCATTTATGATAAGTGTTCCATCTGGTTTCCACACTTTCCACGTACATGTTGCATATGTTGTCGTGTTTGATAAATCCTTTGCTGCCGCAGAGGAGTCTTTTAGATTAAGTAATAACACTCTTCTATCTCCCACTTTGATATTGAATATAACGTCCCTTCCACGCATGTTGACAGAACCGGCACCCATATTTATTCACTTGACACCGTTGTACTTAAAGTTTTCACGCTTTGTCCCTCACCTGATGGAAACGTTTGTGCTGTTTTTGCCGTAGAGGATGTTGATACTGACTGGCTTTCTGATCCAGAACCAAGACTAGTTTTCTTTACAACTGACTCCTGTATTTGTTCTACCTCATTTATTATTTTTAGATGTGTTACGCCTGTTCGTGATACGGATTCCACAATATTCATTATTTCATTGATTAGAATCTTGATGAATTTGTTACGCGGTACTGACTCTACAAGTTCTATTATTTCATTAATTACGACTCTGAGAAATCCCTTTCTATTTATGGAATCTATTATCTCCTCTGTTTCATCTATAAGCCTTTTCATTGTTCTGGTTTTTAATATAGCGTCTGAAATTTCCAATGTTTCATTCACTACCTTTAAGAGAACTACTTTTATTATACGTAATTCTTCTATTTCCATAACTTCATTTAGTATTCTTTTCATGGTTCTTGGGTTGTGTAATGTCTCGAATATTCTCTGTGTTTCTGACACAAGTGCTACTAATGAGCCAGCACCACCGCTGAATTCACCTCTTAACATTCTTATTGCTTCCGATATTTGCTCTATTTCATTGATTAGAATCTTGATGAATTTGTTACGCGGTACTGACTCTACAATCTCAATTGTTTCATTGATTGGCCTGAATCTGTCTCGGAATCTCACAAGAGCATTACCTTGTCCAAATACATTTTGCTGGAATACATCGGGTTGAAATATATGTTGTATCATTAATATCTGTATAGTTTCATTGACATGCATTATAACTGATTTTAGTTTTGAGACAAGTTCTGGTATTTCCAAAGTTTCATTTAGTACTCTTTTCATGGTTCTTGGTCCTAAGACTGATTCCACAAGTTGTACGGTTTCATTTATTCTTCCTATTAGTGCTCCCCCTCCCATAGAAAATCCATTTCTTATTCCCTTTATTAGTTCAGAAATTTCCAATGTTTCATATATCAATTTGACAAACCCTCCTATTTTTACTATTCCTCTTCCACCTATCTGAAATACATTATTTTGGAACACATTGTTTTGAAAAACATCATTTCCAGGAGCAATCTCATTAATACTCTCACTTTCATCTATATGTCTTAATCTTACTCTTAATCTAACAGTGTTTTCTACCTTTTCTACTGTTTCAGATATTAATCTAAGTAAAGACCTTGCGAAATTCTTTGCTTCACCAAGTTGTACGGTTTCAGCTATTCTTGCTATTAATGAACCATTAGAGAATGTAAATCCATCCCTTAATCCGCTCACCAACTCTGATAATTCCACAGTCTCATTTATCTTTCTAACGAATCCTGATATCACTAAAATACTTTTTCCTTTGTTCTGGAATACATTAGTTTGGAAGACGCTGCTCTGAAACACACCACTTGTTGGGTCAGTTTCTACGAGATTAGTTGTTTCGGCTTTCAACCTAACCAGGTCTCTATGGTATAAAATTCCCTCTACTTCCTGTTCTGTTTCGTTTACAGTTTTTACTATAGTATTCAATACCTGGAATACATCATTCTGAAACACATTTGGTTGGAATACTCTTTGTACCATAGAGTATTACGCCTACAAATTCTTTGTTATGTCTACCGAGCTAGACCATGGGTTTATAAAGTCAATTGTTCCATTCTGAGTGCTGGTTCTCATTAAATCAATCATGAATTTAATTACGTCTATTTCATCATTTTTATTAGAATTCTGGGGGTCAACTACTATTATCTTAGGTTTCATACTATTAACATCTTCAACATAGCTTATTATGACCATATTCATCTTCTCAACTCAAATGAAATACAACATAGCCGACCAAAAAATTAGAGCTCCTTGATTATATCACTTCACATGGTAGATTATTTTCATTTCCTTCGTCACCATGCTTGCAAATATGGATCCTGATAGATTGGTTTGCGAGTAGGGTTGTTGCTAATTTTAAATCCTGAGCTTCCTTTAAGGTATTGGTTTCAATCTGATTTTTTAGGGATTTAATTTCGTCTTGCGTTTCAAAAATTTCAAGAAAATATTTTGTCATCTAATAGATCTCCTTTCCATTTCCAGAATTATAAAGCGTGGTTGCTCTTGTATCTGAAATTAAATCAGCATAGAAAAGTGACCATTCTGACAGATATGCTGGCAATGCTTGAGATGTATTCCCATTTGAACGACAACCGATATGAACTGGATCGCCTGTATCAGAAGTTGAAGGCGTGCCATCATTCCCTATTTGAATGAGGTTTGAATCATCGCGTTTTGTTCTTGCATTATTTGAAGCGAGTGAATGATCAAAAGATGTAACGTAAAAATGCCAGTTTGTATTGTCTGGAATGTAACCAGCTGTAGCAATACTATCGTAGTTAATTACTGGTGTGCCAGCATTTCTAATATAAAGTATAAATGCGTCATCAGGAGTTTTTCTGAAATCAATACCAATATTGGTTGCTTGTGTGTTGTGCCAGATTATATCCTCATCACCAAGCGAAGTAACTCGCATCCACATACAGACTGTCCATTTTGCATTATTTTTATGCATCTCGTTAAATCTTAATGTGCTAGTTTTGAGAAAATCATCCACTCCATCAAGTCGACCCGCCTTATTAAACGGACCTTGAGCTTGGTTGTAGGACATGCCAGTCACAAGTAATTCAGCAGACGAACCAGAGCTTTCTGCTTCCTGTGATGAATTTAGAATATTACCGGAAGTTTCGTTAAATTTCCAGTAAGCTTTTAGTCCTGGGTTAGTGCCGGTAGTAGTACGATTTAATGATGCAAACATATTACCAGACATCGTAAGTAATGTTGTTGAACTACCTTTAATCGGATGTGTTCTAATCCACTCTTTAATCTGATCGTCACTCCAACCATTTTTAAAAGCTTCGTAAGGGGTAGAAAAACTATTTCTTGCTTTTTTGTTATACCATTTATCGTTTATTCTTTTTTGGACACCAGTATAGATATTTTTTTCAGGCATATATGAGAGGAGAATCTGATATTGTTTATTTGTTGGAAATTCGATTATGTCTTTTTGTTTTGTGTTGTTTTCGTTTATGATTTGATTTCTAACACTAAATGGCACAAATAAAGGCACACACATAAGATCACACGGCAATAGAACTATCTAATGAAATTTCTAATGTGATGCCAAGTAATAACGCATCAACTCCAAGTGTATCGCTAGCATCAGACACGTTTCGTTTTAGTTGCAAAATCAACAAATCTTCATCGGTTGGTGAACCACCAATAGTTATTGCCGCACTTTGAGGACCAAGATGTTCATCATTAGCTGTAATTAATGTGTCGGTACTTGTTTGTTCTGTTCCTAATGCAGTATCTAAAGCATCATCATTAGAAAACGCTTGTCCTTGTAACGCCCACACAACTCCACCAGAACCACTAGCGGCTGTCCAATGTGGTGTAAACTTAATGGTACCTTTATCCCAATTTCGAGGTAACTGCATAATAGTTTGAACAAATTCTTGTGTTGCTGTATCAAAATCAAACGTTTGAAGATTGATTTTATTTGTTGTCAATTCTGTTCTTGTAAGACCACCAGCACCATTATTGCTTCTTGCCCACCAAGCTGGAGAACCCCAATACAAATCCTGTTTTCCAACAGAAGTTATGGCAACCCATGCAGTGTTACCAGAGTTTCTTTGATAAAGTTGTTCCGCAGTAAAACCAGATCCTGTTGTAGTGCAAAACGCTAATTGACCACCAAAAGTAGTTGCTAAACCATTTAAATTGGTACCTGTGTCTGCTATCAATGTTTTTCTATTCATTCTAGATGCACTGATAATATCGGCTATATCCCAAATTCCTGAATTAGAACCCATTAGTTAATCACCTTGATTGACTGTCTTAACATATCACAGAAAATCATTTGCAGTAAATCTTTATCACATTTTAATTCAGGATCATTATTAATTATTGAGCCTTCACACTTTGAACAAAGTTTCTTACTCTCTGTTTCTAAAACTTGATAAATCTTTTCAGGTTTTTCTTGATCTAAATATTTTAAAATTTTTAATTGTAATTTTTTAATTTTCAACATTTTTTTTATTCCTGGATTTTTAACTTCTGGTATTGTCAAACCATTTAAAAAATATCTATTCTGACCACAAAGACCAAGAATATCGTTTGGATTATGTAAAAGTAAATTAATTTCTTCTAATACCTTATCTTTTTTACTTTTGATGTTCTCCTCGTTTTTGAAAACCAACATAAGCTTCTCGCTTAAAACAAAGAGAAAAAAAATAACTAAGAGAACTATTTACATTAATTCTGAAGTATCACAAATACCAGGTTGATGAACACCAGCATCATAACCATCTGTTGTTTCTGCTCCTATCTGAGCTCCATTAGGTTCTGTAATTATTGATGCTTCAATTATTCCTCTTTGAGAAGTCGGAGTAACTCCAGCACCTGCATCATTGGTACATTTGAAGACAAGACCTAAAGCTGATGGTGGATCTTCATCTAATGAATCTGTAAATGCTATTGAATCGTTAGCTGGTATGATGTAAGCAGGTGTTATGTTTTCTCTTGCCGTTTTTCCCGCTTTACGTCTTAACAAATCTTGCCTAAGTTGATTTAAAATGTCTGCGGCAGTTGTGTCTTTTCTAGAATTAACGCTTGACATTTTAACTTGAAGTCATGGTTATAGTCCATGCCAGTAACGCAGAGTTAGAAGAAGATTTTGCAAAAGTCGAAGTTAATAATCTTCGTGCAATCATAGAACCACCAGAAGAAGCAGAAAATAAACCACACTCAGCCCAGGTTCCATTATTGTCGCCAGCCGTGTAAAAAGTATCTATATTGATAATACCATTTCCACCAGAATATCGTGTGGATGCGGCTAGTCTAGAACCAATCACTGTTGCCAAAGCTGTATCTGATGCACTTACAGCAGTTGTTCCAGAACCAACATGAGAGTATGTAATACTTCCCGTTGTT